AATTGGTAAATCTGGATTAATTTCTTTGGTTAAACGTAAAAATGCTTTACGAGTTTTTGGATTATCCGCTAATTTCTTAGACAGTTCAGCCAATGAATCTCGTTCATCAAAACTCATATTCTCTAACGACATACTACCCCCTTATTTAATTAAATAACTTTTTTGCCGTCACCGGGAGGAACAATCTTCATTTGATTATTCTCAGCAGTTTTCTTAGCTGAATCTAATCCACCAAAACGTGAGTAACGTGGGGTGTTAATGATTTGACCATTCTTCTGGTTGTCATCAAGCGGTCTACGTGGCTGACCGGCTCCTTTAGGTCTAAATAAATCCATGATTCTATCCTTTACATTGGTTGTGGACCTGCACCACCGCCCATAGGAGGAGGGGGAGCAGATGGAACTGGTGGAGGAGGCATACCACCTCCGGCTGGACCTGCCATTGGCGGAGTACCCATTGCACCGGGTCCTACACCTTTTGGTAGGGATTGTAACATCTGTAGTATTTCAGATTGTTGCAATTCGTTAGTTTTGCCTTTACGTGGACCGATAACACCGGTAAGTGAACGTATAGCAGCTAAGGCTTTTTGTCCTTGCTCTGATTCTGAACCGAGAGCAGGTAAGGCTTGTTCAATTAAATCCATAGCCATCGACAAGTTAATCATTGCACCTTCTTGAGAACCCATCTTTGGTTCTGGTGTTGCCATAGGTGCAGCCATTGGAGGTGTACCTGTGTCAGACATAGTATCAAGTGGTGCAGGAGTAGGTGTTGGAGTAGGTCCAGCAGAAGCACTGCCTTTACCTTTTTTCATCAATTCCATCAATTTGTCTTGTGATGCAGCCATAGTTTTTTCCTATTCAATTACAAGAAAGATTAAACCTTTCTATCAGTTTGTCAAGTGGGGGATATATTTCTATTCCCTCCCCCATGGGAGGTTTATTTGGTAAGCACCAATAATCCTTGCGGATTACTTACGTGACTTACGTCCTTTTCTAGCTTTACGCATCTTCATCTCCTAACGAGGCGGCGACCTATTTAGGGCAAGGAAGCCACAGCCCTTCTCCTTCTCACAGGAAACTTGTACTACCCCCGTCCATATTCTCTTGTCGGGCGACCACCCATCGGGCGACCTACCGTCTTAATGCTTGTATTACGATACTGTAAATTCGGACCAGTGTCTTTTTTAAGACTTCCAGCAGTTACTCTAGGCTGGTCTGCTTTCGGTTGTATATTTCCTTGCGTTGCCATTTACATTACCTTTAAGTCTGGTTTACCTTTTGGTTTAGCTTCTGCTTCTTGTTTACTTGCTTGTGCTTGTTGTTGCTTTTCTTCCATTTTCTTCAATCGCTCTTTCAGCAATTGTTTCATTGGAGGCTCCAATAAGTCAAGCAGAGATTCTTTATCAATCGCTTGTACTTTAAATAAATTAAATGCTAAGTTCCGCATATCTTCCATAAAGATAGGTGAGTTACTATGTGCATCTACTTTAACTGCATAATCTCTTGTAAACTGTTCTGCTATGAATGGTATCTTCTCAGGTTCATTCTCCGTTGTAAAGTGCGTATTGTCATAAACAGCCATTAATTTTAAATAAAGTGTTGCCACCTTCTCTAAGCTGTCCTCAATAATCAATGCACGCTTCTTCGCTCTTGAACTACCCAGTCTTGCCAGTTGTGAGGCATGACCAGTGCTACGCACACCTGATTCACCTTTACCGGATAAGACGTTGGTAATACCGGATACTTCTTCAAACATTCTGTCAATTCTGTCTAACTCACTAAACAAATCTGCTGGCATTTGTGGTGCAAGTTTATCTACCTTAGCGTTTGGCATATCACTGGATAAGAAAGCACCGGCACGATTGAGAGCAAAGTTTTTCTCATCCATAATGCCGGAGAAACCACTAATCATCATCGGAGGATTAACTTGTTTGGCAAGGAGTTGAGTAATCTCATCAAAGCGTTTATTTCTTGCTTGTTGTAGCAAAATCATGCGTTGTACTTCACTCTGTCCCCAATAATAATCATATTGTGGGTTAGGACATAGTTGTACAAAAGGAAGTTCACCTTTAAGAAATACTTTTTCACCGGGTCGGTCATAAATCACAACCATTGGATTTGCAATGGTGACGACTTGATAATCCATAATCTCATCGTTCCATAGCCACAATTCTTTCATCTCGACTGTATCTTCTGCAACCATCGCCTTGTACTTGTTGTACTGACCGAGTTGCATATTGACGTTACCGACCATGTTGACTTGTGATTGAGACAAAATAACACTCAGACCATCTGGTACTTCGTTATGAATTTGTTGTCCATAAGAAGCGTTGACTCTTGCCACTATCTGTTCACGTTTAGGATGGTCATACAGACGTGCGTATAACTCTGACTTGGTGATGTAATAGGTATGGACTAGTGCTTCTTGTCTAGAGGTATACGGTACATCTTCTCTGAGAACACCGATACTACTGGGTTCAATCATAAAAGGCTGAATACCTTTGTTGTAAATCAGTTTGATGAATGAAGTGTTGTAGACTAAAGCCCATGTGAGGGCAGTTGAAAACACTTGGTCAGCATTGGAGTTGAGCCATTCATCATTTAAGGCTTGAGTGAGTTTAGGAACTTTGTATTGTTCTCGTTCGTCTACTGAGGCACCCGTATTGATGGAGAATCGTGTGGTTTCTGAACTGTACAGGAAACTAGTCAGTTGGTCGATATGTGGATGAATCTTATTGAATACGGCAGGTGACTGTTCTGAGGAGTTACCGAACAAATAAAAAGACCGAAGATTGGAGTAATCGGTCCTACGTTCATTCATCGATACTTCACACTTACGAATTAAGTCTTTATAAAAAAACTCACGTTCATCAGGATTTGGTGGAATTATCATGTTTTAATCTTCAAGTTTTCATGGTCACGCATTGTGGCTTTCGGGTCTATCACCGGTCCTTGACGGATACCGGCTTCAGATGGACTTAATCCGACAGCCTCTCCTTTTACAGATTGTACTGCTCTTCCCGATAATATACTCGCCATATTGAGATTTTGGAATCCCCCACCCCAAACAGCAGCATCTCCCGGTCTTGCTTCACGTGGAACATCGGGCATTTTCTCTACCTTTTCCTCAGTTGGACCATATTTGGTTAAGTAACCAGACTGGTGTTCACCGACACGTGTTGACTTAATATCTGACATCTTAAAGTCAATTGCTAATTGTTTCAAGGTTTTATCGTTCTTTTTTGTTTTCTCACCAACTAATCCCGGTGGTTGTAAGAAAACCATCAAAACTTCTCCAGCACACTGTTTCATCGGACAAGTGGGTTTGTAACCCTCAAAGTAACCATGTTCACTGCATTTGTAATCGTGTAATACTTTAGCCATTGTTTCCCCCTAGCTGTTCATTTAAATCACTACTTGAATAATCCGCTTTATTACGAATCCCTACCTTAATCTTAATTTGACCATCTACGACTTGTAAACTGGTACTGCGTTGATAGACGGGCTTTGCTTCTTTCCTAAACTGGACAAACTTGGATGTATCTCTGTTTTGCATGATGGCGACTTCACCACGCTGATAGGCAGCATACGCACGTGATACTCGTATTTGTGTAGTCTCTGTCATGGGTACCGTTTCATATTCAAAGACATCCCGAAATAGTGGATAGCTGATACCGCATAGTTCAGCAAAGAGTTGTTTAGAGATACCTCGGTTTTTGTCTTTGACGAAACGCTTGATTTCACGCAACAGTCTTGCTTTTGGCATAATGGGGTCTCTCATCCGTAGACTCCAATTCGCTTGAGATAGTCTGACACATTTCTACCAACCGCAATTTGTTCCGGTGTGTACTCTTCTTGTTTCATGGAAATAGAACGAGTAATACCTTGTTGGACAAGTCTTGGTTGTACTTGTTCGGCATAGGCGGCTGCTGCTAGTGCTGCGGCTATGACTCTATCATCTTTGTTACGACCAGAGGCTTCAATACTGCCACCATCACGCACAATGGTTTTCATTTCTTCAATTAAATCAAGGCTTAGGGTTTGCATCATGCCACGTTCAAAGTAATCTTTCATGTAAGAAAGCATCCTCTCTTTAGTAGCACTCGTAGTTAACCAGCCAATACTGTTACTTGGTCCACCAAGGGTGTCATTTCTTCGCCAGATATAGTTGGACATGGAACTATAGACATCCATCAGGTCTTTACCGATAGGACCTTTCATGGCTGCTGCTTGACGTTTTAAGTTACGCATCTCATTGATGACGGCTTGACCCGGACCATTGATTTCAAGGTTCAGGGTACTGTTCTTGTAAGCACCGGCAAGGTGTGCAATCACCCAAGCAAATTGGTAGGTGTTTAGTTCCGATGTAGCAAACTCCGCAACTTGGTCCATACCGTCAGCATAACAACGAAACACTTGTATACAGAACCTATCAGCCCAATCAGAACTACCGTAAGCGGGGTCAGCACCAATAACGTAATAAGCTGTATCAATTGGTTCTTCCCATACCCTGAGCGTAGCCAAACGGTCTGTTGATTTAAGAACCTGTGTATCTTGAAAGTTAGACCCGAAAGAATATCGATAGTTGTCAGGTTGAATCTTCTTAGCCAATTTAATAGCATCTGTACACCTCGCATTTGAAAAGAAACTACTACCGGTCATAATGAAAGCATAATCTTCTGTAGGAGGAAACTCTTGATACATGAGAGCGTCATCTTTAATTCCCTCATACAACTTCCATCGCCACCATGCCATCTGACGTGAATTGATTTCTATGTTGTATAACTTCTTAATATCTTTCGTCCACTCCTTCTCTTCCGGAGTTAACTTTCCATCCCAGTACGTTTTGTAAACATTACTCTCAGGGTCAGCAGAGTAAAACTCATTCCTCCACCAGCCACAAAAGATAGCACGTTGTGTTCTAGCCCTCTTGGCAGTGACATACATATCATGGAACATATTGAATCCACGTGCAGTCGACTCAAAGACAAATAAACGCTTAGGATTATTCTCAGCCAAAGAAGCCAGCAAGGAGGCTAGTCCCTCTTCATCTCCCCAAGAACTTGTCTCAGTCCCATGCAAGTAAGTAATTCCTTTACCACGACCTAAAGAACCTTTAGCACGTAGACCTGCCACCTGATAAAAGAGACGACTTCTGTTTTTCAGAGATAATCCATTTCGGTTATGGGCGACCATGGGAATCCGATATGCTTGTGGTAACCCTTCCATGTAGTTGGTAAGCGTACCTCTAAACATATCCTTATTCTCTTCCGTATCGGTCACCAAAGTACCTTGTAATCCCGGATGAATAAAGTGCCAATATAAATCTAAAGCTAGAGAGATGGTAGTGATACCTTGCTGTCTACCCTTGAGAATAACAAAGAAATGGACATCTTCAGCAAGACCTTTAGCAATCTCATCCATGACATAGGTCTGGGTGCCTAACCTCTTGGTGAGTTTCTTGAGACCATCTTCCTTTGTCTCCACCGACAACTGGTCACAGAACCGATAGAAGTTATTTAAGTTAAAGTTCATTTCCTTGTGCTTCTAAAGTTATCAATATCCCAATGAGCCATCGTATAACACGCTTTCTTATTCTTAGCAAAACGTATCAACTCCTCAACCTTACGCTCACTATACTTGGCTTTCCACTCTGCAACAAGCTGTCTCTTCTCGTCATTACTAAAACAACCCAGTACCCGTTGCATATCGTTCTTCAACTCCAAACGATTCTGATACAACTGCTCTATCACTTCACTAGTGACTTGTCTCGGTGGTGAAACTGTCGCCATCTTCATCCCTATTCAACAATTCATTCACTCTATCGAGTTCAGCATAAGCAGCTTGCAACATCCTTGCACTCTCTGTATGCACCCTAACCAGTTCAGCAAACAACTGATTCCAGTTCATCTTCGTACATCTGTCCATATACTGAGCCTTAGCCTCTTGGTCTGCTAACTCCTGAACCATATTCACCCTATCCCTTATGCCGTTCTCCATACCCTCACTCCCTTTCCTGTTAGTCAAGACGTAAGTGTTAGGCTGTACGCCAAACCCTGACGCCTTTCTCATCTTTAGCAGCAATAAACTTCATCCCTAACTTCTTACCATATCTCCAATTACTATTACATACTACCGGTAATGATGCTCCCTCTACATGGAAACTATCTCCTATATCCATTACCTCATAAGGATATGCTCTTCTTACCTTACTATTTGGTATCGGTATTCCTTTATTAATCTTAATCATCTATCTCTCCTTACTAATAAGTAGCAATATAGCATATTTTTTTTGGGGAGGAGACGGTTGGGGGTCTCGCACCTACAGACTTCAAACCCATCTCTTAGGTTCCGTCTATCAGTCATACTGTAACGATAGTTTTATCCTATCCCTATCCCTAGTAAGAATGATTAGACGATAGTCTAAACATGATTAGTGAGTGATACGCTACCCTATACCCTATATATTGAATTCAAGTGACGAGGTTGTGAGATATATTCACACCCTTTTAACTTACCCTATTTCATACCTTATAAGTAGATAACCCATATAAGTAATTAACAATATTGACTCTTATACTCTATACAATATAAGGCTAGATGAAACTATAAGAATAAAGATTATAAATATATTTATATAAAAGTATTGTTTTTCTATAAAACTATATATATAATTATACTTAGCAGTATTTCAATCAATCAGGATTTTTACTATTAGGGGGTTTTTATGATTATCAATTTACATGTTTATGAAGTTCCAGCGTCTGATGTTTCTCGTTCTTATTTTCTTGCTGAATCTTTAGAACTTTGTATCAATTCCAATGTTCCTGAATTAAAAAATCAGCCTATCGAGTTTTATGGTGATTCACGCTCTGAAGTTATCAATCAGGTTATCGCTTACGCTCGTTCTAAAGGTCTCTCTGGTCGCATTAAATTACATTGATAGTGTTATCTGTTAGTGGCTCTTATTGGGCTACTAACGGGCTAACATTAGCCATTTATTAAACATTGCATAAGGAGAGTTACCATGAATGAATATAGTAGACACAATAGTTTTAAAGCGTGGATGTTAGACACTTACGAACATCCTGACTGGGAAAATATCAATTACTCAGGTTGTCAAGGTGGTGTTAGTGGTCTCATTTATTACGAGGAAACTAACGCTATTTATGATACTTTCTCACATGAGTTACACGATATATTAGCCGAATACAAGTCAATGACTGGCGAATATCCTGACTACATCATCAAGCATTTAGATAGTGCTACTCAATTTAAAAATGCCGTTGTATGGTTTGTAGCCGAATGGTACGCTGACGAGTACATGACTAATTGGCAAACTAACCATGAAGAAATTGAGGGTTGATATGTTTATGACATCATTAAAGACAACGGCTTCATGGGTAATCGTAGATAACGAAACCAATAAACCAATATTTGAGACCTTTAGTAAAAAGATAGCCAGTAGCATTAACACCAATAAATATAAGGCTATCCCTATTCTCAAATACTTACAATCATTAAACAATAAGGGGTAAACATGATATTCAATCGAGACAATGCAATCATTAAATTAATCGAGCATTACGCTTGGCATTGTGATGACTACTCACATATCTTGCGTTATGGTTTTTGTGGGTTTGAATGTTTTACAGATGATGAACTCAAGGAAAAACTAAAAGACAACAAGATACCCAAAAAAGATTATTACGACAAAGTAAAGGAGATAGCATGAAAACTAAACTAGATACATTCTTTGAATACCTATGGGGTACTGTCTTTATGGTTCTTATGGGTTCTTTACTTGCACTTGTTTACATTTATGCTAAAGGGGTTTGATATGACAACAGTATACGCAATAGAAAATGAATTTAAAGCTATTAACATTGATTATGGTTCTTATGACTTACTTAACCATATACGACAACATTACAGGGCTTATTGCCCTAAGTGTGGTTCTACCTTAGATTATGCCAATATTTCTAATGATGACTATCTAGGGGTTTGCCTTGATTGTGATGAGGATTTTTATTCAGTTGAATGTTATTTAGAAAAGGAATAATCATGCACATACCAAATATTATTGATATTTATGTAGTACGAGCATATAACCAATTCGGAGAATGGATGGATGATATTGGACATTTTGAGACTATAGAGTTGGCAGAAAAATGTTTATTCAAAGCTATAGAGGGGGACTCAGGAGATGAGGACTCATGGAATTATCACATTGAAGATTATTCAAAGGAGATTTAATCATGGAATATATTATTAAGCAAACCATTGAAGTAATAACAACAATAGAAGCTGATTCTAGGGAAGAGGCTTTCAAGTTATTGGGTAACCTTGATATTGATGATGCTGACCAAGTAACTATTCTCGAAACTGAAATAGAATCTATTGAGGAATACGAGGAATCTTTTAAATAGTCTTTAAATCAATTATCATCATTTTATAGGGGTATGTATTACCCCTAATTTTTTAACTCAATGTAGGGGGTTTATATGCGTTATGCAGATAAAAAAGGAATGAATTTAATTAGTAGTGGTTGGACAGGACAAACCCATTTTTATAGGACTACCGATACAACAAATTTAGAAAAAGTCCCAGTCCCATTTACTCGTTTTCAAATATGGTTTGGCAGAATGTTAGCCCAATTAGGGTTATAATAGTTCCTGATGTATATTGTTCCTTAATAACCCAGTTGTATCCAGTCGCGTGGAATGGGTGTTAAGTTGATAGAGAGGCTTGACAGTCTCTCTTTTTTTTTGTACTATTTCCCTTAACAGTTTAGCACCTGTATATTAGAAACCTTTAGAGGTGTCTGTGCCGTCATATAAACAAATATGTCGGGTGCTAAGACAGATACCCCTAAAGGTTTTTTGTCATCTGGAGTAAAGTAAACGGTGCTTTGACCCAGCACTCTTAAACACATGACACAGTGGATAAGGATAAACAGGTAATCTTGACCTGATAAACGATGGTGTTAGTCTGAAAAAAAGACTCAGTTCCCTTTATATAAGGGGTTTGGTGTTTATACGCTTAATGTTCCGTTCATTCGGTTATTCAAACAAATGAGGTTCTAATGTCGATTACTACAAAAACATTCTCTATTTTAAAAAGAGTAGAAAGAGACGAGTCCATGATGCTGATAACAATCATACTTACTTATGTAAGTATCATTTACTTAATGTTCGCACTCTCTGATATACAATTTACTAAAGATTGTTCACTGAGTAATATAAGTCCGGACTACACAATACAAGAAAGAGAATATTGTAGGGGGATACTATACCCAAAAAATAGTAGTATAAATACAACACCCCAAATAAATAAAAAAGTATTGTGGATATAGATTATATGATGTATAGTTGTATCTGTTGTATGTATTAAACTTATTAAACAAGTAAATTAACTTATCAGGAGGTGTTATGAGTAATGAATATTACGCACAGTTCAGTTTAGAACGACAACGTATGCTTGAGGATGCTATTGAAAGAGCAGAAAACAATCAAGCAACCCAAGAGGACTTTGACATTATACGCACAGAGTCCGGTCTCAAGAGACAACAACCCAGTTATACAAGTCAAATGATGGATGACATCTTTAATGACTTTGCACATATCTTTGGAGGTCGATAATGGCTACTAGAGGCAGACCAAGAAAGATAGTCG